AAGTCGGAAGAGTATCACCGCTTGAAAACCGAGTGGCTAAAGAGGCAGCTAGCATGAAAGCGCTCATCACAGGAATCACCGGGCAGGACGGGTCTTACCTTGCGGAGCTATTGTTGAAGAAAGGCTACGAAGTGCACGGGACTCTTCGCCGCTCCAGCAGCATCAACACGAAGCGCATCGACCATATTTTTAACGACATCCAATTACACTATGCGGACCTGACGGACATGAATAGTCTAATCGGCATCGCTAGCCGGGGTTTCCATGAGGTGTATAATCTAGGCGCGCAGTCTCACGTACGCACCAGTTTCGACATGCCCATGTACACTTCAGATGTAGATGCTATGGGCACGTTGAGGATGCTGGAAGCATTCCGCTCTTCAGGCACTAGGTTCTACCAGGCAAGTTCTAGCGAGCTTTACGGTAAGGTCATGGAGACGCCCCAGACGGAGAACACGCCATTCTACCCACGCTCACCTTATGGCATCGCCAAACTGTTTGCATACTGGAGCGTGGTGAATCATCGGGAAGCATATGGCGCGCACGCATCCAATGGAATTCTTTTCAACCACGAAAGCCCGCGTCGCGGAGAGACATTCGTCACTAAGAAAATCGTCAAGGCTGCGGCTAGAATCGCGAACCGTAAACAGACGAAACTTGTGCTGGGAAACTTGGACGCTCGGCGGGATTGGGGCTTTGCTGGAGACTATGTAGAAGCCATGTGGCTGATGCTGCAGCAGCCCAAGCCCGATGATTACGTAATCGCCACGGGAGAGACGCATTCCGTGCGAGAATTCCTGGATGCGGCGTTCGGATATTTTGGGCTTGACTGGGAGAAGAGTGTTGTGATAGACTCCAAGTACTTTCGACCAGCGGAAGTAGATATTCTCCAGGGAGACGCCAGTAAGGCGAAGCGCGTCCTGGGCTGGGAACCCAAGGTGAAATTTCGTCAACTCGTGAAAATGATGATAGAGGAAGAAATCAATGAACTTAAACGATAAGACAATTCTGGTGACGGGCGCTGATGGCTTTCTAGGCAAGCACGTTGTGGACGTGCTTCAGGCGCGTGGATATTCCAAGGTTTATACCTCGGGGTTCAGGGACCTGCGACAGCCCGAGAACGTCGCCGGGATGTATGCGAGACACAAACCCAATATCGTCATCAACCTGGCGGCACGCGTAGGAGGTATCGCCGCCAACCTTGCGAAGCCCGGAGAATTCTTTTACGATAATTTGATGATTGGTGTGACGATGTTGGATGGCGCTAGGAAAATCGGGACAGTGGAGAAGTTTGTGCAAATCGGTTCTGCGTGCGAATACCCGAAGAACGCCTTGATGCCGATGGGAGAGTGGGATATCTGGAACGGCTACCCGGAGAAATCCAACGCCGCGTACGGAATCGCGAAGCGTGCTCTTCTGACGATGGGGCAAGCGTACCGAGAACAATGGGGTATGAATGTGATTCACTTGGTGCCTACGAACCTATACGGCCCGGGAGACAATTTTAGCCCGGAGACATCTCATGTCGTCTCTGCACTGATTCGAAAATTTTATGAAGCGAAAAAATTCGACAAAGGCTCCGTGAAAATATGGGGAACGGGAGAAGCCACGCGAGACTTTCTGTACGTAAAGGACGCAGCGGAAGGCATCGTGAAGATGACGGAAGTATACGGTTCAGCACAGCCGCTTAATCTGGGCTCTGGTTTGGAGTACTCCATCAGCTTCCTGTCTCGCACTATCAAAGAACTCATCGGCTATGAAGGAACCATTGTATGGGATGAAACCCAACCCGAAGGCCAGCCTCGCCGTTGGCTGAATACCAGCGAGGCTCGCAGTCGGGGCTATAACCCTGTGATGGATTTGAGGCAGGGAGTCAAAGAAACGATAGAATATTATAAAAATTGGGCAGATTCACTGTACGGGTCTGCAAAGGCTTATGCATGGGCATACGAAAAATTACTTTAGGACATCTGGATATTTCTAGAAGCGCCAAGGTTTACGTGAACACTGCGCTGAACAACAATCGCCTCTCCCGTGGGCCTTTCACGCAATTAGTAGAAAAGACATTTGCGCATTTGCATGACTCCAGGTACGGCATCTTCCTGAACTCAGGCACCAGCGCTCTGCAAGTCGCGCTGACCGCGTTGAAGGAAGTCTACGGATATAAAGACGGGGAGGAAGTCTTGGTCCCCGCCACAACTTTCATAGCCACGTCCAACATCGTACTTCAGTGCGGGATGAAGCCGGTGTTTGTGGAAGTGAATCCGATTACGTTTAACATGGACCCGGATGAAATCGTGCGTAAAATAACGCACAAAACGCGCTGCATCATCCCTGTACATCTCTTCGGTTTGCCTGCGGATATGGCGCGCATCAGAAACATCGCGAACCGATACGTTCTTCAAATCATCGAGGATTCTTGTGAAACCGTACTCTCTAAAACGAGCGAGCGCCCAGTAGGTTCCTGGGGCGAGCTAGCGTGTTTCTCTACGTACGTGGCGCATCACGTGGTAGGAGGTATAGGCGGGTTTATCACGACGAGCAGCACTAAGCTGGATGAAATCTGCAGAAGCTTGATGCAGCACGGACGGGACAGCATCTACACGAATATCGACCAGGACGACACCCAGGACGAGAAACTGATGAAGCAGATGATTGAGCGTCGATACAGCTTTCAGCGCGTCGGATTTTCGTATCGCGCCACGGAACTAGAGGCCGCGCTGGCCCTTGCAGCACTGGATGATATCCGTAAGAGTGTGCGGATTCGGCAATCGAACGCAAATTATCTCACCCGCCTACTGGAAGATTTGAAACACGTATTGTTACTTCCTTACACGCCCGAGCACCAGGAACATACATACATGATGTATCCAATGGTCTGCAAGGAAGGCGTGGACCGAGAAGCGTTGCTGATGCATCTGGAAAAGAATGGCATAGAAACTCGTTATCTTTTTCCCTTGCTATCTCAGCCGGTTTATGTTAAACTGTTTCCCGGATTGGCAGAACAATATCCTGTGTCCCAGAACCTAGGGAAGCAGGGATTTTTCATCGGCATGCATCAAGGATTGATAGTTAAGGACATGTTCTATATCTCAAAAGTGATTCACGGGTATTTCAAATGAGTCTAGAAGAACTAGCAGAACGCGCACGACAACCGTTCGTATTCCCGGAGTACGCCAACCCGAACAGCATTATCGTCGTGGGGGATGTTCACGGACACACGGGCACGTATCAGAAATTTATAAAGAAGCTTCCTCCAGGCCAGCGCAGTATACAAATCGGAGATATGGGAATCGGATTCAATGGCGTCGGCCTGCATGAAATGCCTTCGACGCATCGATGGTTCCGAGGGAATCACGACAACCCAATGAAATGTCGGATGCACTCCAATTACCTAGGAGATTACGGATACCAGTCCCAGGATAGACTGTTCTGGCTGGCAGGGGCATTCAGTATAGACCGCGCCATGCGGGTGCAAGGCGTCAGTTATTGGACAGACGAGGAACTCAGCTACCCAGAACTGGAGAAGGCCATTCAGCTTTACAAGGAAACCCTTCCCAGGTTCGTACTCTCACATGAGACGCCTGTGCACGCCGCGCATGCTCTGTTGGGCGGCTTGTTGGGCTCTTACTTCGCAGCGAAGGGAGAGTGCGCGAACAGCCGAACGTCTCAAGCATTGCAAATCATGTTGGATTTTCACCAGCCTGAGAAGTGGGTGTTCGGACACTATCACGTGGACAAATCCTTTTTCGTGGACGGATACAAAACAGAATTCATTTGCGTGGGCGGTATGTTGACTAGCGGGGAAGCACCGCACACGTATGAATTAAACTTGGAGGGCGCATGAAACCTTGGACTGGGCCTATAGAAATAGGATTGTACCGACTGGGAATGCGCTTCGTTCAACTCGTAGGAGTCCCCGGCACGGGAAATGGCTCCGTGGACTTTCTCCCGCAGGATAAAGGCGTCCCGGTAATCAAAGTAGGGCTTGCTGTTCCCTGGGAGGAGGCCATCGGCGTTCTTCTGCATGAAGCGTTCGAGGCGTCGTTCATAGATTTGAATACTCGATTCCAAACGAATCCAGCGTACTCTGGGGAGTCTTCGGATTACGTGTTCGTTATGTCTCATAATCAGTTCAGCGAAGCAGCGGAGCGTGTGGGAGATTTTGTCAAGCACGCCCTTCCCGCTTTTTCTGTAGTGTATAGAGCGCATGAAAAGAAACGCCTGACTTTGCAAAGAGAGAAGAAAGCTCTAGAACAAAGGCTGTTGAAAAACAAGAAGCAGATAGGATGATTTCATGAAAACTTACTTGATAGCCGACACGCACCTGAACCACGAAAGGATAAAAACGTGGTGTGACCGTCCAAAGGATTTCACGGAGCGGCTGGATAAGTATATCCATCAGACAGTGAAAGCCGGGGACTTGCTGATACATCTGGGAGACGTAGGCATAGGGAAGACGGATGTGTTCATGCCCACCGTCGCCAAGTGGCCTGGTAAGAAAGTTCTGATACGCGGGAACCACGACGGCAAAAGTCCTCAGTTCTACATAGAGCACGGTTTCGATTTCTGCTGCGATGCGATGGTGTATCGCGGAATATGGCTGACGCATAAGCCGTGGCATGGAGCGCTCCCGGAAGGGACACATCTGAACGTGCACGGACATCTGCACAATGTCTGGGATGGGTTTCTCCCTGATGACCCGGAGGCTGAGCAGGACGAATTCACCCTGGCCGCACATCGCGGGCAGTTGCTGCACCCCTGGCAGCGTTTGTTCGCCGTAGAATACACGGACTACCGCCCAGTGGAATTCGACAAATTCATACACAGGCCGGACAAGTATCAAGCCCGTGGACCGAACGAGGAGACGCGAAAGCGGACGCGTCTGAAAGCGGAAGACGGAGCGAAATGCTCCGCTAACATCACTTGCACGCCCTTCCCGCTTTTTCTGTAGTGTATAGTTTGGAAAATCTAAATTTCATAGGACCGGTGTAATGTCAGACACAACAATCTCGATTCAGAAAACTCTGTTGCACGAAGGCGGGTATGTAAATGACCCTAACGACTCCGGTGGCGCAACCAACTTCGGCATCACGCAAGCGGACATGCCCGGGGTGAATATACAAACGCTGACGCGTGCGCAGGCCGTGACATATTACTCTCTACACTACGTGAAGCCTTACTACCCTCAGATTGAAAACCAACTCGTGCTGGATAAGCTGTTCGACATGGGCGTTCTGTTCGGCGTGGGCACAGCCGTGGGCCTGCTACAAAGGGCTCTAGGACTGGCAGAGGACAAAGTGTTCGGTCCTCAGACGCTCGCCAGCACAAACGATTACGGTCCTGGACTGCTGCCTAAGTACGAGACAGTTTTGACCGCACACGCTATCGCTGTTGAGCAAGCGAACCCAAAGGACGCGGAATTCATACAAGGATGGGAGAGTCGTGTAAATGCTTGAACGCTACGAACACGTCTGCCTAGCCTGCGGGGAAGTAATCTACAGCTACTCCCCCGTGGGACGGGACACACTCGTACGGATTCACGATATGGACCACGAGAAGGAACGCATACGGAACATGGTTGCGTTCGATGAAGCTTTCAAAAAGAAACCACCTAAGAACTACAATGCTCTCAAAGTCTCGCGCTTCGACGCCGGGTTTCTGAAGACTCGGGGAATCAAGCTAGATGATGAAATCGAAATAGACTGGGGCCAGGAGCCAAAGTATGGTGACCGTAGTTAATGTCTTAAGAGAGCGAGTGAAAATTGTCGTGCATCGCCCGAGCCTTTATGGAAATCCTTACAGCCATTTGATGGCTAATACAACCGCTGCGCGCTTCCGGTGCGAAACCCGGGAAGAAGCCATCGCGAAGTTTGCAGAATTCTTCTACTCGGACCTGGGCAAGCGACTACGTGTGCGGGCTCTAGCGGAGATTCCTGACGGGGCGAGCATCGGTTGTTATTGCGCGCCAAAATCATGCCACGCGGATATCATCGCTGGCTATCTAAATTGGAAAAGAGGAGTGGATATCGTATGCCAGAACTAACCGAAGTACAGCAAGATTTCGCGTATGCGGAGGGTTTCCTGGAATCTTGGTTGAAGGGCGAGCCCAAAACTCCTCCCCAAGTCTTGGAGCATTTGAAGATTCTTGCGGACGGTGTGAAGCATTACCGGGACTTGCTAGGCCGAGTCCAGGAAGATTATCGGGAACTGGAACGCAAATATAATGCGTTGACGGCGCAGTCCGCGCAGTACCTTCAATTCATCAGCCAGCAAAAGGAACTCCTGGACCAGACGCTCATCGACCAACAGCGCGAATTTCACGAGGAGCCCCGATAAGAGTCATTTGGAATGAAGCGCTCGGATGCTTCGAAGCTGAGAGTACGCCAGAAGAAAGACAACATCTGGTGAATCTCGGCTTCGAGGATACGGGTGTGCTTCGAACCTATAGCCCCTTGACGCTTTCCAAGCTGAAAGAAAACAGACCCTCCTCAGGTGTATTCATCTCCCAGCAAGCCCTCTCGGAATTTCAAAGAGCTTCCACCGTACTTGATTCTTTTGCCACGGAATCCACCCTCGATATTCCCCACCCTCCAGGTATAGACTACCTCCCATTTCAACGCGCTGGCATCTCTTATGCTGCGCAACATCTTCTCACTTTAATCGGAGACGAACCCGGTACTGGGAAGACTATCCAGGCCATCGGACTCTCCAACTATCTGCGGGAAATTTCTCGCGTTCTGATTATATCCCCCGCGTTCTTGAAACTGAACTGGCGGGACGAGTGGAAGATTTGGGATGTGAAAAATTTAAGCGTGGGTATAGCGTCCGGGACGAAGAGCACACTGCCTGAGAAGGATGTCGTCATAATAAATTACGACATACTGAAAGCGTACCGGAATGAGCTAAGACGTTTCAAGTGGGATTTGCTGATAGCGGATGAAGCACACAGGTTGAAAAACAAGCGCACGGAGCGCTCCAGGGAAGTCCTAGGCGGCATAAAGCGGGACCATAACAAGAAGATTATCGACCGTGTTTCCGCAATTCCGGCAACCAGGAAACTGTTCCTCACGGGCACGCCTAGTCTCAACGGCAAGCCTAAAGAACTGTGGCCCCTGCTGCAGGCGTTGGACCCTTCCGCGCTGGGCTCGGATTGGTATGCTTACGCACAACGCTACTGCGGACTGCAGGAGATTACGCAGTATGATTTCAACACAGGCAAGCGAGAGCGCATCGGCTGGTGGTGGGATGGCGCAACGAACCTGGGCGAGCTTCAGAATCGCATGCGCGCTACGTTCTTGGTGCGCAGGCTGAAGGCGGATGTTCTGAAAGATTTGCCTGAGAAGATTCGAGTGGTGCTGCCTGTGGAAGTAGGCGGAATGAAAAAGAAGCTTTTCCAGCAACTAAAGTCCTTTGAAGAATTCGCCCGGGAGACGGCGGACAAGTTTGAGAACATGCCGTCCTTCGAAGGCTTTTCTGAAATGCTGCACGAGACCGGACTGGTTTTGGTGAAACCCGGGATTGAAGTCATCAAGGACGAATTAGAAGAGCAAGATAAAATCGTGGTAATGACGTATCACAAAGACGTGGCGGAGAAAATTTTCGAACGCTTTCAAGGTATAAGCGTTCTTATAACTGGAGATGTTCTCCCGGAAAAGCGGGGCGTCATGGTGAAGAGCTTCCAGACGGAATCCCGGTTACGACTTTGCATCGGAACGATGGGCGCTATGTCCGAGGGCTTGACAATGACGGCGGCATCTGTTATGATATTCATAGAACGGGACTGGGTCCCGGGGAACATCTCTCAGGCAGAGGACCGGATACACCGCATCGGGCAAGGGAATCAAGTAGTGTATAAGCACCTGGTGCTCGCGGACAGCCTGGGCGAGCGTCAAATCAGAAGTTACGTTAGCAAGCAAAGTAATTCAAACAAAATGCTTGACAAACCCAGAGAAGTGTGAGAGGATATTCCTGTGCCGAAAGAAAAGAAGGGACCCAGGACAAAATATCTTAGTGTCCTGGGAAAGTACATCAAGGCCTATGACGGCTTTACACCTCACCCTGATATAGAATATCTCACGACGTACCACTATTTGACCAGTGAGGGAAAAGAATTATTTGGGGCGCAGGTTATAGGAGACAATATGCGAAATGAAGCTGTGTGGCAAGTAGGAGCGAAGGGCGAAGCCTTCGCACAGGTGGGCAAAAGTATCCCAACGATTCCTCCTGGGGAATATATCCACGAGGAAGACTCCAATGACCGTATCTGGGCTAAGCGGCTCAAAACGGTCTCGGACAATTTGATTGATTTGCCGGACCTACCCACCACTTTCATCTTGAATCAAATCAAGATGTTCTGGAACAAGAAAGCGGAGTACGAGAAGTATGGCTTTTTGCAGAAGCGTGGAATTCTTCTACACGGCCCCCCGGGCTGTGGAAAATCTAGCATCATCAGCATGCTCAAGCGCCAAATTATCGAACTGGGCGGAATCGTTTTCAACGCGGAAGATTTTGAAACGCTGACTTCGGGGCTGAAGGAATTCAGGGAAGTAGAACCCGAGCGTCCCGTGATGACCGTGGTGGAAGACCTGGAGACGTATCTGGAAGGCAGCAACGGGAGCAACGTCGCCAAGTCTGAAACCGCTGCGCTCGCTTTGTACGATGGAGAGAATCAAATCAACAACGTCGTGCACGTCGCCACGACGAACAAGCCCGAGTCCTTGGCGGACCGCTTTATTCGCCGTCCAGGACGGTTCGACTTGATTATCGGGTTGCACGCGCCTACGCGTAACACGCGAGAAGCTTACCTGCGCTCTATTTGCGGAGAGGGACTCAAAGAAGAAGATTTGACGAATATCCTTGACAACACCAGGGGACTTAGTCTAGCATACATGAGGGAGATTGCCACGACGTACCTGGTCCTGGAGATTCCCTTGGAAGAAACCATTGCTCGCTTGAAGAAGAATTTCAAACAAGATTTCTCCAAGGAAGAGGGCTTCAGCCTGGGCTTCTCGAATGCTAAAACATAACTGTCAGGAGACGGGCGAGCACCAGGAGTTGCTTTACATCTGCTCCAGGTGCGGAGGGTGTTACGTCTGCAAACACAAGGCGGTGTATTTCCAGGACGCCGGGGAGTGGATGTGGAAGTGTAAGGACGGAAAATTTCGCGCCGTGATTAACGACGCAAGACTTTCTTCAGGAGCTAGCCCAAACCACCACGGCTGATGGGCACAGGTTGCCGTGTAACCCGGCTCCTGGAGAATTAGTATAGCAATCTAGGAGGTTAGCATGAGCGAGGATACAGTAGTCATCGGCAATGTCATCAGCAATGTCATCGGCAATAAGGCAGAACTATCCCCTGAAGAAATTTACAACAGGGCGGTGGTGAAGATGTCACCACGGCAAATGGCGAGCCATCTCCGTCGCCAAGCGCGCAAGCGGAGCGACAACCTGCTACACGGAGCCTGGGCCACGGTGCTCAGCACAATTTTTCAAAGTTCGGAATTAGCGAACCCGGGAAAGGGAGAGCTAGCGCCTTATTTGCGCTAGAATTTTCGGACTCGACAGTAAGCAGTAAAATTCAAAGCCTTCGGGCGGAAAGAAACTATGCATGAAATCAAAAACAGCATTGAAAATCGCATTACTATCAGCGGGAATTTTACTTTTGTTCGCTTCACCCAGCAAGGCGTGGAATTGCTCAGTACCGGGCCAAGTCCGAGTACAGGTACCCACGGGAACACTGGGGAGCGGAACGGGGGACGGTTCCGGCCAAGTTGTAGTGGACGGGGGCCTTACCTTCATTTGCGAGGTATTGCCCACCCCGCCTACACCGCCTACGACGCCTACCCCTACCCCTGCGCCGTCTCAGAACCAGACGCAGAATCAAAATCAGACGCAAAGCCAGAACCAGCAAAGCACGGCGAATTCTCAGTCCGAGTCCAACAGCAACTCTTCAGTGCAGGTTGGACCGCTGTCAAATCAGGGAACTGTGAATGGCACCGCGACGAGTACCTTGAGCAACTCGGGGAACGCAACGCTGAGCAATTCCGGGAACGCAACGCTGAGCAACTCCGGGAACAGTACGAACTCGCTAAAATCAAGCGTAACGAATGCAGGAAACTCATCCAACTCCAACTCGAACAAAAACGTGAGTCAAGGCGGTTCCTCTGCCTTAGACAGCACGATAGCGGTACAGTCTGCGGGGGGTGCGGGTGGGACGGGCGGAAACAGTCAGGCGTCTGCATCCAATAACGGTAACGGAGCGAACAACTCCGAGTATTCAAATTCTACACGCGTGCAAGCGGCGGCCAGTTCGGCCCTCTCTACCGCGCTTCCAACAGCACCTTGCGTCATCGGTACGGGTGCAGGAGCGCAAAGCCTTCTAGGCGGGCTCTCTTTCTCAGGCGGTAAGGTGGACAAGAATTGTGCCATCCTGGAGACGGCTCGTTCCTTCGCCAACTTCGGGAGCGACATTGCGTACTGTAAGACGATGCTCACGGATAAGTTCGCTATTCAGGCGGGCGTGACGATGCAGGATTGCTTACAGACTCGCAAGGTTGTGCCGGTGTTGGTTCCTCAGCCAGCGCAAGTGATTCAGCCCCCGCAAGTTATCGTGAATATCCCAGCGCCTGTGCCGGTTTCTGTGCCGGTTCAGGAATTGATTCCGCCAGTCCAGGAATTGATTCCGCCAGTCCAGGAAGATACTTCCCGGATTACGGAATTGGGAAATTGCAACATCTACAACGGCATCTCAAACGTCTGCAAACGAATCGTGGACAATGCCATCCTCGCTCTGCAACAGAATCCCTCCGCACAACTTGTGCTGATGGGTCCTCACCAGGGCGCGGAGATTTTGAACTATCTGCACTCCCGTGGAGTCAGTTCCGCTCGGGTGCGGATGTCCTTTGACGACGAACAAAACTGGATTCTCAGTTTCGAGTTGTTCACCATCAATCAATAATTCCGAAAATAGGGGAATTATATAGTTAACTTCCTTAGGAGAATCAACAACTTATGAATTACCTAGAACAATCGGCAACGATTAGCGAAGACCAGCAGTATCGCTACTCTTTGACTCGTAAAGTTTCGGATGGGGAACGCATTGTTCTATTCGTCGGCCTTAATCCGTCTACAGCAGATGCGAAATTAGATGACCCGACGATTCGCCGTTGTGTAGGCTTTGCTAAGTTATGGGGATTCAGTTGGTTGTTGATGGGGAACGTATACGCATTTCGCTCTACTGACCCGAAGAATTTACAGACCGTAGAAAATCCAGTAGGGCTGCGTAACCGGGATGAACTGGACAAAATGATGGCTGTTTCCGAACTTGTCATCGCTGCGTGGGGCAACAAACCATTAACGGCGGAAGCAAAAGAAATCGCAGATTGGGTTGTCAAGCAAAACAAAGTTAAGTGCTTAGGACAGAACAAAAACGGGACACCCAAGCATCCTTTGTATCTTGCGGCATCAACAGAACCGAGGAAATTAAGTATATA